TACCGTCTTCGTACAGGGACCAAATTACACCTTCAGTCCCTGTCTCGAAAAATGGGTCGCACTTGCCTTTTATTGTTGTCATTTGAACTCCACAAAGTTTTCTAATTTAAATCCCTTCTTGCCGTGTAAAACAACAGCACCAGTTAAGAATCCACCCTTACCGCAACCAGTATCCAAGAATATTACCTTGCCACCGTTTTTATTGGTAACAACCATGGGTTCAGTGATAGGCACATTATGGATAGGCTGCTTATCATGTCCGACCACAACTGTCTTGCCCATTGGCACTTCCTCGATCCAGTTGTACAAACGAACAGGGTAACCGTCTTCGTACTTTTCATTGTTGGTTTCACCAACCAAGAATCGTGACCTAGCAGTCTTTCCAACCACATTGACACCTTCCCAGATACAGGGATGGCTTGCAGCATGAACTAATGTTAAATCATCGAATGTGTGAAACAACCCAGATAACATCTTATCCTCGACGATTGCAGAGTACATACGGTTGAATTCTTCCTTCCGTGCTGCACCAACATCATCTAATGTCTGTTTCGCATCTCTGGAAAAACTTACCTTATTGCCCATTGCACCACGGTGGTGCTTTTCATCGTGATTACCCACAACAAACCCTCCGCGACCGTCCTGCATACATTCGTACATAGTCTTAACCACTTCAAATGGCTTGCGGGCACGATCGACTAAGTCACCCATAGACATAAAGAAGAAATTTTCACTTCTTGCGTAGTCGTGGGCACGCTTGAAGGAATCGTAGTCTCCATGCACGTCGCCGAAGACTAACATTCCATCAAAGTCCTTAACATGATTTGCTAAACTAAAGGTCGTCATCATTATTCCAGGGGCATGGCTCCCAGCCCATTCTATAAAAACATTCTTTTACTATATCGGATATATCACCCTCGTTGCCGGAGCAATAAAAGTCCATATAATCTTCTTTTGTATTATAGTTGGCATTACGAATGTCCGCAATGATTCCACCGGAGTGTCTCCAGGAACAACTCCATATATCACTATTAATACCTTTTAATTTTTCTACTATACGCACATCCTCGGGAAGCTTATTAATCTTTGCCCACCGCATATTACACAGTGCAGCATAGAATTGAACTGCGACATCTCTATCCTGCAGATAGGAAATGACAATGGCATCCTTGGCCATCTCAACTTCCAAATTGGGCGGAATTAGGTCCACAGACTCTTCCTCACTTTCATGAGACGAATAAGCATTGCCTCATCCTCTTTTTCCCATTCTTCTTCTTGTTTCGAGGCTGCATCCATCGATGCTACATGAGCCTTATAGTCTTCTGCCTCTCGGTTAAAATCATCGTCGAGGGATCCAAGCATGCCCATACCTTGTTCATCATAAGGAACATGTTCGATCTCTTTGCGTGCAGGACGATCTGTGACCCACCATTTATACAGAACCAAGATTTCTCTAGCTGCCACAGCCTGATGATCGCAGCGTTCGTGTGGTGGTAGGCTAGGATCATCCAGTGTAGCGGCCCATTCAAAATGTTCGATTCCAAGTTTCGAACTGCGGAATGGGAAGACACGATAATAGAAAGGCATATGTTTTTCGCACCAAGATGCTTTCTCTTCATATTCTCCAGACCACAGATATTTACTCCATGCCTGCTCAACTTCGACAAATTCTTTCAGAATATTGAAATTAACATGGAGCATTACCGTGCATGGATCGTAGTAGCTGGGCGTAAGGCCGGTATCAACAATGTGATATTTGTCATAGGTACGATAACGAATCCAGTCGTGTACCTTCTCGTACTTCCATTTAACGGGCATGAGAACTGCATATTTGAAAGTATGTTCAAACCAGTACCGAATTGGTGCCTGTTCCTCATACTCCTTGTTGAAGAGTCTCCATCCTTTTGATGTCATAGATCCTGGTGGATCATAACGCATCCAAGATTTAAATCTTCTTATTACTCGTTTAAGTTGTTTCATATTGGCGAATTATACTACACCAACATTTTATTGTCAACTGGATTAATGATTGGCCTTAGAAATAAATCCATTCATCTTATCAGCTTCAGCAATAATTTCCTCAGTAGTAGGAAATGTGCTTTGATTATTTCCGTTTGAGACTCCGACTGCCTTGTGCTTTTCGTTAAGGATTACCTGTGCAAGCTGAAGAAGTTCGAGCCGAATTTCGTACGGGGTTTTGCTAGTTGGTTTCATGTGTGTCCTTACTTCTTTAGTAATTGAATAGGTGAAATTGCCTGTTCATATTGTTCTTGCAGTTTTGGTGCAGGAATTGCTGTAATAACAGGCTTCGGTACTGTAATTGTCTTTTCTGGATCCGCCATCATGATAAATGGTGCAAATTGAAATCCTTGTTGCGTTGCTACCATGCAGAGAGGACTCTTAACATGATAGGACATCATTGTTTCCTCAACAACTTTACCTATAAATTCTTCACCAGCACCAGTCTTAAAGACTGATATATAAGGTATTTCATTTTTATTTATTAGCATTAAAATTCATCCCATCCATCAACCGCTTCGCTGCGGCTGTATTCTGTTACTTTTGTCTCAAAGAAATTCTCACGTTTTTCTGCATTCAGATATTCGTAAGGATTCTTAGTAAACCCCTTATATACAACTCCCATCCCTAATAGTTTAGTTCTCTGGTTAACAAGGTATTTTACATATCCTTCTGTGCTCTCTTGAGAGATGCCCAAAATTCTATCTCCATAAATTTCCTTGCCCCACTCAATTTCTTGCTCAGCAGCTTGTGTAATATTGTCAAGCAAAATCTTTCTATCATCGGGATTATTAAGATCAAATATTTCACGAATGATATTAGCGAACATATTGATATGAGTTACCTCATCGTTCTCAATGTACTTGATCATTTTAGCGACGTTTGCGACCTTATTGCGAGCTGCCAATTGATAGAAGAACTGAAATCCGTTATAGAAATAAATTCCCTCTAATGCAAAGTTAGCGGCAAGTGCAATTTTGAAGTTAACAATTGATTTGTCGTCGATAAATTTCTGATATTGGCCAGCAATGAACTTATTGCGTTGTAATAGCAAAGAATTATTTCTCCAATAATCGTAAATCTCCTCACGCTCAATATTAGGAAACAATTCCTGAAGCATGTATTGGTATGCCTGGGAATGAATCAATTCCTGGAATGCCTGAATTGTAAACAGGCCGCCGACCTCCGGGGCAGTAATATAATCAGCAATATTTGGCAGATTAGATACCTGCATGCTATCCAGTGCAATAAGAAAAGAGAGTGTGTTCTTGAACGCACTCATTTCATCTTTTGTGAGTTCTCTAATTGTTACCTTATCGTCGACAAGTGAAATCTTTTCGGGAATCCAAAAATTGTTGACCATAATCTTATACAATTTAGGAGCCCATTGGTATTTAACGCTATTTAGGTTAAGAATTCCCGTGGCCTTACCATTAATCATTTGACGTGCGGTTTGGGAATCGTCTCCCAGTTCGTCAAATATTTTCTTCTGTGTGAGTTCTGACATTAAATTTCCTTATCCGGCACAAGCAACGCAATCTTCTTCAGCCTTTACGAGCGCATCTTCTGTAGCATTCTTCTTAATGGCTCTAATATAATAAATTGCCTTTAGACCCTTTTGATGAGCATAGTGAATTGCATCATAAAGCTCTTTGGCATTAAAGGTCTCTTTGCGCTGATCAAATATTAACTCCATAGAGCAACCTGTGTCAATGAACTTTTGCAATTCAGCCACTACGTCAAAAATTTCAGTCGCTGTATGCTTAGGGAAGGTCTTACCGTAAGCAAGTGGATTTTCCTTAAGAAATTTTGCTGCGACAACTAACTTACCGTTTTTATTGTCTTCAGAAAAGAATGCATCGTATATAGGAAGAATGCTTGCGCTTGAGTCCATATAAATGGAGGTACTTGTATTAGGTGCCGGGCTGGTAAGTTGACTATTACGCATGCCGAATTGGTCAATTTGATCTTGGAGAAACTTCCAATCATACTTTCCCGATCCGTGTTCGGCAAATTTCGCAACGCGATTTCCATTCTTCCATTCAGAGTGTTCAAATGCTTCAAAAGAGCCAAACCTCTTTGCCAATTCAACGCTTGATAATGCGGCATTGTATTCAACACACTCAGCGATCTCACGAATGTAATCTAGGTCACGGAAATTCATAAATTCTCTTGCTAAATGGTCATGCAAGCCTTGCATACCAATCCCAATTGTTCTATAGCGAGCATTATGAGCACCGGTAATTTTATCGGGTGCATTAGTGAGGCTAATTCCGTAGTCCAGTATCTTAGTCGATAGTGCTGCAATTTTGCCTAATTCCTTGAAGTCTTTGATGTTGCCTAGCACAATAGAGGCTAGATTACATACGTGTCCTAGCTCGTCGGGCTTTACATTGGAGAATGATTCGGTGCATAAATTGACACACGGAATTCCTACATGTCCGTTATTGTCATCTTTGTTCGGATTGTATTCGTTGATCGTATCTGTAAAGGAGATATATGGTAATCCTGTTTCGAATTGAGTACGCATGATAATTTTCATTAGGTCGCGTGCATTGTCAAACTTACGAAAAATGCCTAATGTACCAGATTCTACAGCTTTTTCAATTTTCAAATATGCTTCTGTAAATTTTGCACCATGTAATCCACGTACATCAATACCCAACTTTTTCTTTACTTCAAATGGGCAAAATGTTGTCCATGATTCTTTATTCTTATCCCTTTCTAGGAAAATATCCGGCATGCATACCTGCGGAAATACATCATATGCTTTCATTCTTGGATCACCATGCTCTGTTTGCATGTCTAGAAAGTCCAATATGTCATTGTGCCATATAGGTAGTGCAATTGTGCCAGCGCCTGCACGCTTACCGCCCTGATTGACTGCAACTAATGTATCATTTAGGATCTTAATCCATTGCACGATTGTTCCTGCAGAATTAGCATATCCATTGACATCTGACCCTTTGGCACGCAGATAGCCTAGGAATACACCGAGACCGCCACCATTCTTTGAGATTAGAGCAACACGCTTAATATTATCAAAGATACTATCAATATCATCCTCAACGGCGATAATGAAGCATGATGCGATATTGCCGCCCTTGCGAAGATTAGCAAGGAACGGTGTAGCCAAAGAAATTTTACGTTGAGAAAGTGCATTGTAAACTTCCTTGACAAACTTGATTCTTGTTTCTGCTGGTTCGAGTTGCCCAAACCGCATTGCATTTACCATATGCATGTGCTGATTTAATTCAAACTTGCCTAAATATTTCTTCTTGGCAGTAATTAGACTGGCATAACTATAGTCCAAATCACGAACCTGCTTCACTGCCGCACCTAAATCATCGAGATTATCGTCTGTGTAAAACTCTATCAGGTCCCTAGTATAA